TTTTGCTCGCACCGCTTCCTCCTTGGTTTTCAAGGTCTGCATAATAAGCAAGTGCCTTTAAGGATACCAAGCCGACTTTAACGCCATTCTTGACATAAGCCGTTATATCTTCGTCTGCTAAATCGTCCTGTGCTTTCTTGCCCTCTTCCGTGCTTAACAGTTCGGAAATTGCCTTTGCTTCCTCTTCCGTTGCTGCTCGCTCTTTCTTATTCCAAAAATCTGCACTATTCCCGGCAATCTCGTTATACAGGCTTTCCCCTAAAATCTGCTTTGCCTGTCCGTCATTCGCTTTTACAATGGATTGTAAGAGAGGTAACGCCCTCCCCCAATATGCGTTCCATTGGCATTTTCCTATACTCATGCCGTGCTTATTGTCGTTTTTGTTTACGCTCCCGTAGTTGCCCTCCTGTGCATATATGATACTGCTTGCAACCTTGACAACCTTTTTAACCTGTGCCGTTGTAACTGCCATAATAAAACCTCCTAATACTTTTTAAGTTTTCCCGCTTTTAACAAACTCAACATACTTGTGTTTTGGCTTGCCGTTCCTTTGTACCCTGTAATTCCGTTTGCATTTGCAATTTTCGTCCTGTTTGCTTTTGATGAATCCACACCGATAGAATTTAATGCGTCCACAATGGATGTATATTTTTTATTGCAGGCTGTGTAATAGCCTTTCCCTGTGTTCGTTCCTGCATTTGTCTTTGTTGCACATCCCGGTGTTGTAATTGCTCTTGTTTCGTTCTTTGACTTCGCCCCGCTCTCTATGCACCCTATCGTGTGGTGTCCGGGTGCTACTGACATATCCCCCTCCAAGAGATAATCCCCTGTCGTAAGATACTTTTTGTCTGTCAATATGATAAAATCATCATCATTTCCATACGCTGACTTCATGCCGGATGTTGCTACTGTTGTGTTTATCGCTCCTGCAATCTTCGCACATACATCCTGTAAGTCCGAACAATCCGTTTCGCAATCCTCGGACAGTTTTTCGTAATTTTCGTACCCTATTTTTTCAAGTTGCTTGTTAAGTGTTGTCCTTTCGTTCATGTCATACCCCAAATGCTTATTGTTGCATAAGGACTTTAAGGCTTTTGCGTGTTTTTTTGCCTTTGCTTCACTTTTGTATCTGATTACAAACTCCTGTCCGAATGTGTAATGCTGCCCTACTCTTACCTCGCCTTTTGTGTCGTTGGTGTTACTCTCCTGTTTCTGGTCCCCTGCTTTTCCGCCACGACCTTTTCCGTTTTCATCAATACTCGCCCAACCAAATAATGCCATATTCTTATCCTCGCTTTCTTAAACTGAAATATTATTCAAATCCACGGAAATATCCTTTGTTTCCTCCGGGTATCCCTGCTTGATTTTTACAATGTTTTCTGCTTTTGCTTTCCAACAATACAGGGCGATAACCGTTGTTGTCGGTGCTGCAATGTATGTAGCCAGTACCCCGAATTGCTCAAAGTCAATAAGCGTTATCTTGATTCCGATTGCAAAACCAATAAAATAAGTTATCAGCACCGCAACCAATACCGTTTTTGTAAAGTTCGGCAACTTCTTTTTTTCTTTCTTCATCCACTTTTTAATCCGGCTTTTGTTCGCCTTTTGGAATAGCAGATAAAAAACAAGGAATCCAAGGATAACTCCAAGGATTCCGCATACTATGTACTTCACTTCCTGCACCCCCTTAATCTTCCTGTCCGTGTGCCTTTTGGTTAATGTGTTTTTCCAGTTTTCCTATTGCTTCCGTAACCGGACCGTTGCACCCCTGCTCTTTCAATCCTTTCAGACAGGCAAGGACGGCATAGGTAAGCAGACACATTTCGTCTTTGATTGCCTGTATATCTTCCTGCTCTTTCTTTTTCAACGCTTCAATGTCCTTTGTCTGCTTCTCCTGTGTCTGAAACCACTTGACAACTTTGTAGGCAACCGCTCCGATTGCTCCCAACGCCCCTAACAGGCTTGCAAGTGTAATTATTGTTGCTGAATTAACGTACATACTTTCCCCTTTCTCTAAAATAAAAAGTGCGGTTTCCCGCACTCCCTATTTTAGATTTTATCGGATATTTCCTTTAGTTCGGTTGCTGCCTTTGAAATATCCTTGCTTACATTGTCTGTTATATAACCTCCTGTGGCCCTGCTGTGTTCCATTTCCAACGCCATATTGTAGATTATATCGGATTGAGCCTTAATTACTTCCTTTAGGCTTTCCATGACTTCCAACACGGTCATTACTTGTATTCCTCGCCTGTGATTTCCTTGTATTCCGTTTCCGTAATCACTCCGAAACCTACAAACTTCTGTAACTGTGCCTTGGTACATCCTCCACGCCCGTAACGCTCCTTTAATACCTCAAACCGTGCTGAATGTGTTGTTGTTTTGCTTGCCATAATGTTTACTCTCCTTTCGATTGCAACTCTAAGATTGCCAACTCTAAATCTGTGATTTCCAAGTCCTTTTCAATATCCCTTAATTCCAAGTCCGTAAGGTACTGCTCCATTTCCGGGATAACTTTTTCTTTCTGCCTTTTCTCCGTAAGGCTCTGCTTTCTTATCTGCTCCATGCTGCACCTCCTTAATCAAAACAGTATCCGATAGAAAACGCCTGCACTCTTTCCGTGTTATTGTTCTTTGTTATCGTAACCCGGACAGATACGCCGTAACGCTCGCTGTCAAATTCCGTATTCGTGAAATGGTACGCTTCCTTGTTCTTAAATGCTTCGGTTGCGTCCTCCCACACTACCTCTGCGTTGTATGTGCAGTTTGTAACCTCAACCTTAATATCCGGCTCTCCGGTCTTGTCGTAGTCAAGGTTTACCATAATCTTTTCTGCCGGGGCGTCCGTTTCTACCGCTTTGATTTCAAATTTCAACGCTGCATAGAGTTTTGTAAACTCAATGTATCGGTATGCTTCCGCACCGTCTGAATTAACCGCCTTAATGGTTAATTTATGGGTCTGCTCATTCTCCAGCATATCAAAACCGGACAGGTCAAAATTGATATTCTCCTGCTGCGGTGCTACTTCGATTTTTCTTACCTCTTCGTCATCCACATACTCGGTAATGCTGATACTCTTAAATTCCGAATCGTTGACTTGATAGGTAATATCGAACGGCTGCCACTTATTCCCGATATTGGAATCTGTACCGCTGATTGCAACGCTTGAATTGATTTTGTTGAAAATTACCGTCTTTGTGCTTTCGTTTCCGTAGGAATCTTCCGCCCAAATCGTAAAGGTATGCTGCCCCGCTGATAATGTGTTAATCTTTGTGCCGGATATGCTTACCTTGTATCCGTATTCCAGTACCACGGTGTCAAGCGTCTGTATAACCTCTCCGTCCAATGATACTTTTGCCGTTACCTCGTCATTGTCTGCGTCCGTGATTGAATAGTTGAGGTCGAACGGTGCGTTTTTATCCCCCAAGTTCTCCGAATCCGTATTGATTACAGGCGGTGCGTTCCAAACTATTGTATATGCCCCGTCTGTATCGGCTTCGTCAGATACAAGGATAGAAGATGAAACCACACAAGCCGGGCGAACGCCACTGTGACCATAGTACGCAGGGTTGCCGTTGAGCGAACCGTCCGTGTACACATCCCGGGCAGAGTAGGAATTGGACGCATACGGTGTTCTAAGCCACCACCACCAAGGACTGCTTGCTGCTAAACTGCTGCTTGTGTATTCCGACTTTGCCACCGCTTCCGCTGTCGGGTATGCAATCCTGTTACTCGCTGTGTTGAACAATGCGTAAATGCTGCCCTCTGCAATGCTGTTTTCGTTCGCTAATCCAACCTCCGTATTGGATAACAGGAAAACTTTCTGTGTTACATCTTCGTAACCTCCGCCGTCTGTAACCGTATTCTTTGCAACCCTTTTCGTTACTGTCAATAACTCCGCCCTTAACTGTTCGGAGAAATTGGTTAAAAATCCGGCTTCTTGGTCGTACTCGTTATAATTCGACCATACATTAGCGTTTGTCGGTGCTGCGTCCGCACTATGCTGTGCTGAATACCATGCCCCCGCTGCCTTTTCGCTATTCAACCATTGCCTTATGTTTGAATAGAGCCAACGGTTATTTCCATACTGCTTCCTGTTTGAATCTGAATTGCCCGATTCGATAGCGTCAAAACATTTCAAGGTAATGATATTTGATGTAATCAACGCCGTGGAATTATCGGGGTCCCCTGCGTGATTGTGTTCCATAACGGTAAACAATATCGGTTTTCCGTTATAGGTTGTGAGCGTGTCTTTGACTTTTGTACCGCTCGGTAGGCTACTTAATAACTTTGCCATTCTTTTTTACCTCCTGCTTTTTCTTTCTTGCTCTTTGCCTTTGCTCATTGTATCTTTTCAGTTTTTCATATCTCGCCTTTTCTGTATCAGAGAGGTAATCAATGAATAAACCATAAAAATAACAATCCATTTCCTGTAACATATAGTAGGTATCTCCACGGCTTGCGTGTGCTTTCCATGATTGGTAGGAATCTTTCACGGCTTCGTATGTTATTTCCTTACGGTCTACCTTTGCTTTCATTTTCCGTAGTTTCTGCCTTTCGTGGCTCTTGCTTTTCGCCTTTATCCGGCAAACTACTTTCCCGCTTTCCGTAAGGTATACATGAAACCCCAAATAATTTATGCCTGTCGTAACAGGCACAATCTTTGTTTTCTTGGCATTAAGTTTTAACCCTAACCCCTCTGCCATTTTCCCTATTTCCTTTAGGCAGAATTTCAAGTATTCCTTGCTCTCATGGATTAAATAAAAATCATCATTGTACCTTGCAAATCCTCCGATTTTCAACCGTTCTTTTATCATGTGGTCTATCGGACTTCCTGCTATCAATGCGTCCAACTGTGATAACTGGTTGCCAAGCGGTACGCCGTACTCTCCGCCTGTGCTTGCGTGTATCATCCGTATAAGTCTGATTATCCGCTCATCCTTAAACTCACGCTCGTATGCCCTGTTTAACAACTCATGTGATAAACTGTCAAAATATCCCGAAAAATCACATACAAGGATGTATCCGCTTGTGCCGTGTATCCTGTAATGGTGTCTTAAATCCTCTTTCAGACAATCCAATGTAAAATCTGTGCCTTTTCCTTTTAGGCTCGCACCATTGCTATAAACAAATGTCGGTGCAATCCTCGGTGTTAAGATATTGTCACATAGATTTTTCTGCACAACTCTATCTTTGTATTTTGCACTTTTTATATTTCTTAGTTTTCCTCTCTCGTTGACCGTAAAGCAATGATATTTCCCTATGCTATACTTTTCTGACATCAAGAGGTACTGCAAATACAATGTGCTTTCCAATGCCCTTAAATCGTATGTTGCTACGCTGTCTTTCCACCTTTTGCCCTGCCTGCAATTCCTGTGCGATTCGTACAGATTTCCAAAATCTGTGAGGATTCCGTAATCGTCATATTTATTTTCTTTTCTTGTAATCATGTCGTTTTTCTTTCTGAAAAAATCCACACCGCATACAAATGAGTACATAACCCAACTACTCCAAATGTGGGGCATGGGTGTCGGTGTTCCTTTATTTGTCATGCACATATATCCTGCACGACCGGGGTATACCCTCCTTGTGTGGTATTCTGATTTCTGCGGTAAAAACCGCCTACTCTGTCGCATTTTTCCACTCAATCCGGGCGAACGCCATTGTTACCATTGTACGCATTGTTGTTGTTGAGCGAACCGTCCGTGTTCACATTCCGGGCATTGTAGGAATTGGACGCATACGGTTAAACAGGGTATACCCCAAAATCTTTTTATTTTGTTTTTACTTCATCCGTGAATTTTTCTCCAAATCTTTCCTCGTCTTTCTTTAACCATGCTGCGGTTAATGTCCTAACCTCAAATACTGACTTCGCCCAAAATGACGCTTTATCATAACCCAAATTGAATAATTCCTTGCTAATATCTATCAGCGTCATAAGGCTACGGCAATACGCCATAGCCTGCCTTTGTTTTGTCCGTCTGAATAGGTATTCTTCTCTCGTCTTTGGGAATATTTCGTTTGCTTCAATCAAGCAAGCCACTATTTCCACGGCTTTATCCTGCATTTTATTTACTACCGATAACCTGTAACGCTTTGGAAAATTCTTCTCATTATTCGTAATCCTCAAAGTGTATATAACCATTTCTTTCGCCTTTACGATAACGGTTAAATCTCCCTGCGTCCTTTCTCCTGCCCTTACGCTCATAGGCTTATGCGTACAGGCACTTGTTTGTACTGTCGTACATACCGCTTACCATGATTACATCATCATTACTTGAAAATGTTTCTATAACCACATTGTCCGAATCCATAATATCAGCGTCCGTTAATGTTGCCATTGTCATAGCCATTTGCAACATTTCCCTTTTCATGGTATCCATGCTCTTTTCCGTGTTTCCGACAATGCTTAACGCTTCCTGTATCTGCTCCTGCGTTGTCTGATTGATATTGTCAATGAGAGCCTTTACCTCCAAGCGTAAATTTTCAACATCTTTCTTTGTTGCCATAACTACGCTTGGGTCTACAATCAGTTCCACGCTCTCTGTATTTGCCAATGCAATTTCCATTGACAAATCCAATTCATGTACTACGCCGTCCGATACCCTTACTTTCTGCGTGTCCGGCGTGTTGCAAATTGCAATCAATACGCCGTCCTCGTCAAACAATCCCATTTCACGGATTGTAAAACCGCCTGCGTCTGACGGTATCACGGATTCCACGATTAAGAGGTTTTCCGATTCCTCACTAATGTAGCAGGCGTTTACCGTTCCCCTCCATACCTCGTTTTTTAACGCCGTTGCTGCGGTTGTCGGATTGTAAAACCGTCCTCCGCCATCTCCTACCGCAAACTGTGTAATGTTTACTTTCTTTTCCTCGTTCAATGCTTCAAGCATTTTCCGTGTGCCCGAATCGGTCACAAGTGTAAAATATGTGCTTGCCATAATTTACTGCTCCTTTCTGATTATGATTGTCTGCTTATTTCTCTGATATGCCTTAATGCTTCCTAATGCGTCCATTTCCGCCCTTAAACTGCTTTCGGTATAGGATTTTACCTTTATGCTGTTTAATGCCTGTAAATGGGCGGTAACAACCTTTTCTCCTACTGCCTTGATTGCTCCGTCAAGGATAGGCTTAACTTTTATCTTTCCGCCTATAAGCGTTGCTGCCCTTATATCGTTTTGTCCTGCTGCCTTGATTGCCCTTTGCAGATACGGCTTTACCTTTAGCCTTGTTCCTACTTCATGCAGGGCAACCGCCTGTACGGTAGCCTTTTCTATGCTTAACCTGTAGAAAATTCCGTCACAATGGGAACGCAAGTTTTTATAAAACTGCATTTTCTTTTCGATTTCAAGGCTTGTATCCTCGCTCAATCCCTCGTTTCCAATGTCTACGGTCACTCGAAAAAAATACGGCTCTCCGCCGTAGTCAAACCATTCCTCTACATCCGCCGTCCTGTATACATCCTGTAATACCGTTCGTACTGCGTATTTAGTACCTAATTTCTGATGTACCCGGATACTGTTTTTAAGTATTTTCCTTTTTGTTTCAATCGGATAATCATAATCGTACCAATCAACGTGTAAATCATACGCCAAGGTATCAAGCCACCGTTCCCCTAGTTCGTCAATCCTTGCATAGATTATGTTCTTTTCCGCTTCATTTGCGGTTATATGCAGTTCATCCGCAATCAAACGCCCCAAGGCTGCCATACTTTCATCACGCTTTAGGGCGGGTGGGAATGTTTCGTAAAAGTCTGCTGTTTTTAACTCTTTATTCATCCTCTATCCCCCCAAAAGTCACATTACAGGTTTCCAGTACCGCAACGCTTCCCTTTGGTATCTCCGTAAATGCAGGCTCTTCAATCACAACCCTTTTTATTCCCGATTCCATGAGCATTGCATTAAAATAGGACGGGTTAATATCCCGCCCCATTTTTTGGGTCTGCCATAATGTATAATTTTCTGTAGCGTTTTCTACCGCTTCTCTGATTTCATTTGTACTTGCCGTGCTGTCCGTTGAAATGTAATAAGTAGCCTTTATGTTAAATGGTACTGTGTCCGGTGCTGCCACTATAACCTTGTCTGTCAGAGGTCTAATATCTTCCTCGCTTAAATGCTCCTGCACCTTGCTTAATAATTCCTCTTCGGGCAATTCTCCGTTTTGGCACATAATACGAACATCCACCACTCCCGGCGTTGGACTTCCTGCGTATACATCACATATCAATGCCGATACTGTTTTCGCTTGATATTCGTAACCGCCTTTCGGTCCCGCCGTTGAGTATGTTTCCTCGGACTCTCTCATACGGTTATAAAAAGCCGTGTCCGTTTCTTCCTCGCTTCCTCCGCTCGATTCCGTTACATTCTCAACCGACTTGTAATATAAAAATTCGTCCGATACCAATTTGCTAATCTGACCGGGTGCAAATCCGTTTCCGATTTCTCCCTCTGTTTCACATACCGCCTGTACCTCTGCGTAGTTCTCGCCTGCTTTGAATGTCAAATGCCCTGTAGTCAGAAAGTTTATATTTCCGTCAACCGTTACCTCTAATTCGTCTGTGATAATGTAATCGCTCGTTAATGTCGTTGATATAGTGAATCCCAATGTAACAACTGCTGCCTGTGGCTCTAATCTGCTGACATTATGGAAAATCTCGCTTAACGAATCCAAATTATTTCCTGTTGCGTATCTCGGTAAGTTCTGCTTGGCAGATTCGTTTATCTCTACCCTTTCCTGTATAATCACGCTTGCAAGCCATAATATAAACGCCCTTACCGGGTCTGCCGGGTAAAGCGTCCTCCCTGTAGTTGCTTCATATCCTGCTATGAGTTTATTTACCAATGTTTCGGTGTCTGTATCTACAAACTCAACCTCTGGTAAGTTACTCGGTATATTCCTCGTTGTCGTATTCGCCATTTATTTCCACCTCCACAATCGGTTTTAATATTCCTGTTTCCGGTTCTATCTTAAACGATATGTCTACGATTTCCGCCCTCGGTTCGTACTGCTCTACCTTGTCGTATAAATCTGTGGTTGCTAACGCCTTTGCCGTTTCTATCGGCTTGTCTACATAATCCGGCGTAAGTCCTAGCCCTCTGTCAAGCGGTATCTGATACTCGATTGTACTAAACAGAAACCATAGATTTTGTAATACTTCCTCTTCCAC